TTCGGAGGAATGTTCGTGAGTATTTATTTGCTGTTGAACGTAAGAGGGTCTCTCCTACGCGTGAAATTATAATTCTTATTCCAAAAGTTGGTCGTGATGCCAAGGTCTTTGCAGGCAATGGTTACCCTTTTGTGCGCCACAGTATGGCCGTTTCGAACATGCAAGCTCATGCTTTCAACACTGTTGAAGGTCATTTTGTTCATATTGCACCATTCGGCAGCTATACGTCGGTTGCCGTTAACGTTGGTAACCTCGAGACCTGCCGTGCACGTTTGAAGTGTATGAAGGAACCTAAAGCATCCACCGTCGAGCAGCACTTTAATGGTGTCCTTAAGAACAACCAACATACCGAGTTTGGTAGCTTGATTTTTATGTTCTTAATGGGTGGCCAAAGGGTCAACACCACTGAAGTGCTTGGGTATTCTGTAACTAGCAATACCTTTTCTGAACCCGCCTCTAGTTATCGGTTGGCCCACACCCCGGTGGATGCTAACGGTTCTGCGCCTATGCGTAGCCGTGCCAATGACGAATGGTGTATTCAAGAGAGGTTGACCAATGTGTCTTCAGATGTGCCCTACTCCGATCTTCTGGATGATGATCTAAAGGATTTCCTTTCGCTTTTCGATGCTCTTGTACCTGTTGATTTCGATGTCGTTGCCGAAAAACAGGCACGCCCTACTCAGCGTAGGTTGCGTGAAGAAGCTGGTCCTGTCTTTAGTGCCAATGCATTTAAGCTCAAGTCCTTCCAGAAAGCTGAGGCTTACCCTAGTGCAAAGCCGCCGCGTAACATTACAACAGTTGAGGCAGGGTTTAAGACCCAATACAGTAGATACACTTACGCCATGTTTGATTTTTGTCAGAGGTTTTCCTGGTTTGCACCAGGTAAGACTCCTCTTGACATCTCCACTCGTGTTCTTGATTTATCGAAAGTTGGGCCCCTGTCAGAGGCTGATTATAGCAAATTTGATGGCTCTAAGAGTCCTTGTGCAGTTTCTATTGAGCTTGCAATATTGAATAAATGTTTCCCTGGAGACGAATGCGTCAAAGATTTGTTTAAGAAGCAGATAGGCGCACGTGCTGTCACCTCTAATGGCGTTTCTTATAATGTTGGAACGTCACGTTTGAGTGGAAGCCCTGACACCACGATCCTCAACACCCTTCTTAATGCTTTCATTGCATTTAGGGCTTTGAGGCATTATGATTTGATGGTGTCTGGTGATGATATAGTCTTCTGTGGAGATGCTGATATTGCTAAG